TCTGTATGGGATTCTGTAGCGAGTTCTGTAGAGGATTCTGTAGAGGATTCTGTATGGAATTCTGTATGGAATTCTGTATTGAGTTCTGTATGGGATTCTGTAAGGAATTCTGTAGGGGATTCTGTAAGAGATTCTGCAAGAGATTATTTCAAACAAAAATAATTATGAATAAAATTAACGATGCTATAAGGAAGTCTATATTGAGTTCTGTATGGAATTCTGTAGGGAATTCTATAGGGAATTCTGTAGGGAGTTCTGTAAGGAGTTTTGTAAGGGATTCTGTAGAGGATTCTGTATTGGCTTCTATAAGAACTTCTATAGCAGATTCTGTAAGAGATTATTTCAAACAAAAATAATTATGAATAAAATTAATGATTCTGTAGAGGGATCTGTAAGGAGTTTTGTAAGGAGTTCTGTAGGGAGTTCTGTAGGGAGTTCTGCATGGGATTCTGTATGGATTTCTGTAGCGAGTTCTGTATGGGTTTCTGTAAGGGTTTCTGTAGGGGATTCTGTATTGGATTCTGTATGGGATTCTGTAGGGAGTTCTGTATGGCATTCTGTAAGGAATTCTGTAAGGGATTACTTCGCAAATGAACTCTAATAAAATAAAGCAATGAATAACTCTGATATTCGTAATTCTGTAAGGAATTCTGTAAGGGGTTCTGTATGGGATTCTGTAAAAAATTACTTCGAATAAAAAATGATCAAAAAATATTTTACAGAAACATCTTGATTTCCGCTCAAATCTCAGTACTCTAAACTATGTTTGAACTTCAAGCTAAAATCAACAATCATTAGCAACGCATTTTACAACATTCGAATGAATCTTATCTGAAGATTATAGGAGAGCGCCAATTCTCCCGTTATGAAAAACGCCGAATAGTTAAACTTCGGTAGAATAAACTATAAGAAAATAAACTATATGAGACAATTAAAATTTAGGGTATATATTCCTGATCATCAGAAGTTTTGTTACTTTTGGTTAAATAATTTTGATTACTCTGATCGTTACTTACATCAATATTTGCATCCCGTCCAACAATGGACAGGATTGACAGATTCAAAAGGCGTTGAAATTTACGAGGGAGACATTGTTAAAACTATTTATGAAAATGATCCTGATTTTAATATTGGAACTATTATTTATGATGTTTTAACTGGAGCTTATAGAATTAAAGCTTTAAAAAATTTATTGCCTATTATAACTTATAGATTTGTAGATGGCAAACCACAAGAATTATTACAAGTAGTTAATGAAGTTATTGGAAATGAGCACGAATTACCTTTAAATTAAATTATGAAACAAATTGGAGACTACAAATACACTGACGAACAAATGATTAAAATTGATGAGTATAAAACGCTTATTAATAAAATGCAAAAATATGAAGATGAAATGTACAAAGAATTATTGCAAAAAGAATTGACATTACAATCTAGCGATGATAATGGGGAATTCTCAAAAAAAGATGAAGAATTCTTATTTGAGTACATTTTTAACGATTATGAAATTACTAATGACGAAAAAACTCCAAATGAGTAATTACAAATAGTTTTCGGGGCAAGAGAGTTGTTTTTAATTATATTAATAGCTTTGTGTAAATACTCTGGAAAGATTCTGTGAGTTTAAACAAGGATCTTTACGCAATTATTATAAGAGATTAATCTTTGCCCTGAAAACTACTCTTTTTTATACTAAAAATTCGCCTCTAAAACTATTGCTTCAATCATCAATTTTATGAAAGATTTTATGGCGTTTCCCGCTATCTTTCTCAACCCCTTTTCTCCCTTAAAATAACCCCCCTAAACATCTCCCTTTCCCTTCTAGAACATCTTCTCCTATAAGAACAAAAAGAAACTCTCTTTCTTTACAATTAAAACAACTCTCTTATATAGAAATGATACTAGAGAAAGAGAAGAAAAAAAGATTCTTTGAGAGAAGAAGAGAGAGGTTGGTGGGAGAGAGTGGAGAAGTCCGCCAATTAAAATTCTTTTTAACCTTTTTATGTTAGGATGCCGCATTTTGCACGATTTAAGTGACATTTTGTCACATTTAGAGCAATTTGTGCGACATTTTGTCACACTTTTAATTTTATGAACATCTTTTTTAAATTCTTAACGCTAGCAATAGCCATCATCATCTCTCCCATCGTGGGTTTAGCCATCGCCACGATAACATTTTTCATGAGCATCGTGGGTTTCATCAATGGAACGGTAGATGCGCTAACCAAAAAGCCAGCGTTAGAAGAGCCAGAAGAGGAGCTTGGCGTGTGGGAAAAGTATGTAAAAGAACTAGAAAAAAAATCAAAAGACAATTAAAGTGTCCTTTTTACCCCCCTAAAATACAACTTTTTGAGCTTTGGTGCACTTTTTACCCCCCTAAAACAAGAAAAACTAATACTAAAACAACATTTGACCCATTTCGCGCCAGATCCAAGCTCTCCAGCCCCCCTTTTTTGCGTTTAAAGTACCAGTTTGGAGCCTTAAAGTACGTTTTGTATGCTTTTTACCCCCCTAAAATACAACTTTAATGGCAAAAGTGTTTTTTTTCTCTAGGCAAAACACAACTTTTATCAAAAAACTAGTTGACTCTGCTTTGATTCTCGGTAGCATATAGTATGCCAGCGCAAAAACACATCATTTACAGTCAAATAGGAACGAAAAACTTCTCTACCAAAGTTTTTGATTTGATTGATGAGCATCTTCTTTCTGGAACTGATGAAGTTCGACACTCCACATTTAAAATGATGGAAAACTTAGTGTTCGAATTACAAATGACAAACCCCGAAATATACAACAGTCAATACAGCGTCAATAACGACACAAAGACAAGCTCGACAAGCGGCGAGTATAGTGTAAAATAATGCATGGTAAAACTTTTTAAAAAAATAAAAAAACTTTTTAAAAAAAGAGAAACTCTTAGTGCTACACAATATTTACAAGATAGAGAAAGAGAACTTTTTTAACGAATAAGTAGCTCAGTTGGTAGAGCAATTGGCTTTTAACCAGTCGGTCCTGGGTTCAAGTCCCAGCTTATTCACCAAATAATTTTTGCAGAGTGGAGCAGTGGTAGCTCAGCAGGCTCATAACCTGATGGTCGTTGGTTCGAATCCAACCTCTGCAACGAATAGACGTATAGCTCAGTTGGTTAGAGCACAAAACTCATAATTTTATGGTCCTGGGTTCGAGTCCCAGTGCGTCTACTAAATTACGAAAAACATTTTGCCAAATAAGAAAAAACTCATTGACATTATTCGAGACTCCTATATTATAAGCATATAGAATATTACTTTTAATGGGGATGTGGTGAAATGGCAACCACAACAGACTTAAAATCTGTCGCCCGTAAAGGCTTGAGGGTTCGAGTCCCTCCATCCCCACCATTTTTGATGCACCAAATTACGAACGTGATTTCTCCAAATAAACAAACTTTGCAACTTTTGCCGCTAAGGGTGGAACGGATGAGTGAGGCGCAACGTAGCTCGCCCTCTGCCCTTGGTGGCAATCTCGCATTAATAAAATCGTAAATTACGAACGTGATTTTGCCAAATAAACACAATCAAGATTATATTTCTAATTTCATCTCGCAACCCAACCAAAGATGGATACTGCACGTTTTGTTTCTTAGAATTCCCAAGAACGCAAGCTCTTCAATGATGCAGTTGCTTGGCAATTATAATCTGATTAAAAAGCATGAACAAAAATTCATTTCTCAAGCAGATAAGAAAGTTTACAAAGGATTGTTTGATCCTACTCATGCCACGCAAGAGGAAGTTTACAAAGTGTTGCGCGAAGATGCAAGAAAGAGTTTCTCGTTTTGCATTGTGAGAAATCCTTGGAGTCGAGCAGTGTCCATGTATCATTTCGCCAAAAAAATGAACTTGGCAAAACTATACGGCATAGATGAAAATGTGAGCTTCGAAGAGTTCTTGGAAATTACGAACGAGTTCGCGGCAAATAAACAGTTCATTGCTGCGTTTCCACAAACTCGATGGACGCGAGGACCAATTCAATTGGACGAGATTTTAAAATTTGAAACTCTTTCTAGCGATTACGAACAGATGAGAGCTAAATATAGCTTGACTCATTTACCCGCACAAATTCCGCACGTTAATAGTACAGTGCATGATGCTTATCAAAGCTACTATTCTAGTAGCTCAAAAAAGATTGTGGAACTAATTTTCGGCGAGGACATTGAAGAATTTAAATATCAATTTTAAAAATGTTGATTGCAGAGAATTTTTTGATTCTCCAAGAAAAATTTAAACTTGAAAAAACCCCTTGACCTCATTCCACTCTAGTGTACTGTGCCCCCATCAACGAGACAGTCTCTTGATTAACCCATACTAAAATAATGAACTCAACATCTCCTAAACGTCGCGGTCGTCCTCCTGGTAGCAACAGCTTTGCAAAAGTTAAACTGCAAGACTTGATTTCTATGGTTGGCGAAAATGCAGTCATCAAAGTGTCCACTCTATGGTTGCGTGAAAACAACATCTCTATTGAGCAAAAAGCGACTCTCATTAAAACAATCGTAGAACCAAGTGAGCCAGAAAACAAAATCGCTTTTAGCATGACCAGCTTCGATGAGCAAGACTCTGCTAATGAGTGGTCAGCAGAAGATGCTTGACACGTTTTGATTCTCACCTACTCTACCACTCCACTTCACTCCACTCTACTACTACACTAAAATGGAAAACTTCTCTAATCTCGTTGGTCAAGATCACATCAAACGACAGTTGGATTTTTATCTCAACAGTCAAAGCTCTGAGACGCGCATTCCTTTCATCATGATGAATGCTGCAAAGGGCAGTGGTAAGACTGAATTTTGTCGCAATTTTGCCAAGGCACTGAAGAAACCAATCATGGAGATTAACTGCTCCACGATTAAAGACTCTAGTCAGTTCTTCGATCAGATTTTTGTGCCCATGATCATGAACAATAAAATCACAGTTTTGTTTGATGAGTGTCATGCTTTGCCAAAGAGTTTGATGATGAGTTTTCTCACTGTGTTTAATACTCAAGGACCAACTGTGCGGCAGTTTGCTTTTAATGACAACATTGCAGAGTTTGATTTTAACAAACAAACTTATTTGTTTGCTACTACTGATCAAGAGAAAGTGTTCGCTCCTCTTAAGGACCGATTCACCATCATTGATTTCAAGCCGTACACCAGCAACGAAATGGCTCAAATCATTAGCAAAACAGCAGATTGGGTAGAGTTTAAAGATGATGTGCTTGAAGTGGTCGCAGAGAGTGTTCGCGGCAATGCTCGCAGTGCAGTTCTTCGCTCAGATGAAATCTTGCGATACTGCAACAAAAACAATCAGAGCGTATTCGGACTTGATGACTGGACTGAGCTTTGCAGCTTAGTGAACATTGAAAAGAATGGCTTGCGCAATTCTGAAATTGAAGTTCTCACCATCTTGAAAGAAAGAGGCGACTGCACTTTGGGCATGTTGAGTTCAGTCACTGGCTTGAGCCGCACCACTCTGCAACGTGACATTGAAAGTTTCTTGCTGAAGAAAAACTTTATTAGAATTGATGGCACTCGAAAAATTACCACCAAGGGTTTGAATGCTCTTGCTGGTCAGTTGGAATAGTAGTAGGTAACATGGGGCAGGGAGTGTAGTGGCTCCTTGCCCCAAACCAATCATAAAATGCATCCCCCTTATTTTTTGCTTGTGAATCTTCTCATCTTGACCATTGTTGCTCTTCAGCGACCATCAGTATTTAAACGAAAGTAAAACTTTGAAGCTGTATCGGAACTCGCTTCTAACGAGTAGTACCGTAATGGAACAATGGTAGTTCGATTCTACCCAGCTTCACCAATTTTTCTTAGTCCATTATCAAACTCCCAGTGACAGTTCGGGCATAGCTGTATGATATTATCTTTATGATTAACATCTCTAATCAAAGATGAATCATCAAATGATGACACAGCTTTTATATGGCACAACTCAACATGTTTGTCGTAACTGCAAAAAGCACATGGCATTTTAGTCAAGTCTTTAAACCAAAAGCGAGCAAAGCCTCTTATCTGAACATTCGCTGATGATGGATGCAAATGTTTATTTCTTTCTCGATACTCGCCGAGGGTAGTATTTAAAATAAATTCTTTTTTGTTTTTAAAGTTATCTTGATAATGCTTCTCGCACAAACTAGATCGATGATTCCTAACAATGCAATTGCAATCTTTATGAGCGCAAGTCTTTGACAGTTTTCTTTTGGGAATTTTATTGGTATACTTAGCAGCACAGCTACGAGAACAAAATTTAGGATTCTCTGTTTCACATTCACAAGATAAACATTTCATATAACATATATTACACTAATGGAAACGACATCAGAATAAATATATTTTTAATCTTGGTTCGATTCCAAGTAGATCCACCACTTTTTATTCATTTTTATTTGACAACCTCAACTCTTCGAGTATAGTAATCTCATGAACGTCATCCTTGCTAAAAACCTTGCCAAATCTCTCATGTCCAAACATCGTTTGCACGGTTGGACTTTTCACTTCACTCGTAAAAAAAGAGTGTTCGGAAGTTGCTTTTATCGCTTACAACAAATTCACTTGTCTATTCCCCTGATAGAATGCAACAGTGAAGAAGAAGTTCGCGATACCATCTTGCATGAGATTGCTCATGCTCACGCTTACATCCTGTATGGAGAAACTGACCATGGCTACTGGTGGAAGAAAATATGCTTAGAGATTGGCGCTAAGCCAGAGAGATTCTTCACTGAGAGTGTTGCGCGAGTCAAGCCCAAGTATCATCTCATCCACTCTGAGACTGGACAAAAGCTTCGCTCTTATCATCGCTTGCCAAGCTGGCACAAAGAAATTGGTCTTCGCTTTATTAATGGCAAACGTAAAGAAACTATTGGTAAACTGCAACTCATCCCAGCTTAACACTATATGAACATGCAAGTCGATACAATTAAACTCTTCAATGCTATCACAGAAGCTTTGCGAGAAATGGAAAAATTTCCACAAGATTCTACTCAAGACATTTGGAACGAATATCTTGAATCTTGGGATACTGGACTCAGAATGAACTATAATCTTGAGTTGGAACCTATAATATCTAGAAGTGTAAACTAAAGGAGCAGCAGTCTCACCACATAAATTAACAAAGCTATGAATATAGGAGACTATGTAATTGTAACATGGGACGATGGAGAGGAAGAGCATGGATTTATAACATGTATTAGTGGTGAATTGTGCTACATTCATTTCTCTTGGTCATTTAATGACATAACATTTAAAAAATCTAGAGTCAGACTTGCAAACTAAAAAGTTGCAAATAAGAGAGTTGCAAATAAGGGAGTTGCAAATAAGGGAGTTGCAAATAAGACTCCCCTTAATAAGGAGTTGCAAACGAAAAAGTTACAAATAAGACTCCCCTAAATAAAGAAGCCGCTCAGAAATGAGTGGTTTTTTTTTGTGCCGTCAAGAGAAAGGGCGTAGTTGTAACTCGTTGATAATCAACGCACTAGCAATTCGCGCCCCGCGACTCCCTAAGTCGCTGAAAATCAACGACTTAGAGAATCGTATTCTCTACTGTTCCGTAAAGAGGTAAGCGCAAGAGTTTTTTGAATTTAAATTCTTTTTAAGCGCTCGCAACCTGTTGATTTTCAACGACTTACGCGAACGCGGGGCGCGAACTCATAACTCGTTGATTTTCAACGACTTATCAATTCCCGTTCGTTGACGCAAAAAAAGCCCACCCCGAAGGGTGGACTTGAATTAAATTGTCAACAATTATTCTGCAAAAAGTTTTGGTACAGACTTATCGTCTTCTAGGCGACCAGAGTACTTCATCCACAAGGTGAGATCAATATCGGCAATGCTCATGAATGGGAAGTTTCCGCGAGCTAAGAAAAGAAATTGTTTTTCTAATGCGAGATACTGCTTAACATTCGTTGGAGTACTCTGGGGAACGTCCACCACTTGGTTCTCGCGCAACCATTTGAGAATGTGGGTATCGAGTACGGCACATTGGCAATTTGGGCGGGTATGAAGCAAAAAGAATCGTGCGGTCTTCTGACCAACTCCATGCACATTCATCAGATCCTCTAGGGAACAGGTTGCAAGATCGAGATCGACCGCACCCATTACTGCTTTGGTTAGACGATTATACTGTCCGATCCGAGAGGCACATAGGGCATTGTAGATTCCGATCTCACCCAAGTTCTTCAGCACTTCAAAAGGTGTTTCTCCTTCGATGGTGTGAAGTAGTTTGGCGAGGCACTTAGCTGCATAGTCGCTATTCTTCCCAGCGCAGAACAACCCAAACAAAAAGAATGATTGGAGTTCAGCAGTGGTGCGAGTGAAGTTTGTGATCTTCGTGGGATCAATTAGTAGTTGCATGTGAGTAAGGTAGCAGTTGTCTGTGGGTTTGTCTATAATTATTTTCAAATATATTTAAGCTCTGAAGCATATAGTGTTAGAAGGAGAGGCGAATTGATAACTCGTTGATTTTCAAGGGGTTACGCGGGCGCGGGGCGCGAATTGCTAGTGCGTTGATTATCAACGACTTGTGACTCTGCATTTACGGGCGCAAAAAACCCGCCCCGAAGGGTGGGCTTTAAGTTAGGCTTTTAACTGTCTGGGTTCTCCGCTGAGATCACCCCCCCGTGTTTGAGATTGTAAGTGCTCCAGTCACTATTTCGCTCATCTTGCTGATCAACTAATTTGTTCCATGCTTCAATAGTGATAAGTTTGCCGCTTTCCCATACCATTTCATTAGAGCAATTTCTACAAAAATAATCAAGCTTATCACACGCTGGACAGAAAAAGTCGTTACCGTCAGGAAGATTGAACCAACAAAAGTACTCATCTTCCTGACCATGTAGCCTATCCTTTTCTCGCCGAGATTGAATAGTGCGGTTGCTCTTACAGTATGCGCAGTTGCCATGGTTGCGGCAACTGCGGTCAAAAACTAAGCTGCGGCGATACTGCACACGCTTTTCTTTACCGTATTTGATTGCTTTGTCTAGGCTCATATTTTTGGTTCGGTGTGTGAAACGATGTCTTCCATTGTTTGGGTGAGCGTTTTATATGCGATGGAAAGGCGCATTGCTTGTTCGCGTGTGCATTGTGAAGCAGCATACGCTACTGCTTTTTCGTAGCTGTGCCAGTACTTTTCCACATCTGCCGCATACATGATGATTCTATCAAGTTCAGGATCAACGGTGACATTGAGAGCATCGATGACGGTAGTGTTTGCCATATTAATGTTGGTTATATTAAATTAATTTTAAAGTCCGCATGGGAATCTTTTCATCAGAAGCGCCAATATAGCACCGATCAATAAAATGTAAAGAATTAAAAATGGAAACGGATTGGGAAATTTTGGAGTCATAACTAATTGATAATGATGATTTTTTTTCCGCAGATTAAAACGGCGGAAGCTTGCGTGACTGGATTTCCAGATTCATTTTCATAAAAGTAGTCAAAGAGGTATGGATTGTAGTTGACTGCTGTGAGTTTTTTATAGTAGTTGAAGCTTCCTGATTCAGTGCCGCAAATGTAAGCATGAACGTTTTTCCGCTTTTGTTGCAAGACTCTCTCTCTTCCAGCCTTGGACACTCGAAAGGTAACGTTGTCTAAAGCGACAGAGTCAGCATGGCGCACCACGCGCCAGACTCCGTTGATTTTTTTCTGAACGGAAATCTTTTTCTTTTGTAGGTTAAAGTAACAGCGAGTGTCCATGAGAATATTGTACAGTAGAACGGGAGATGTGCAACACTTTTTTTCAATTAAAATGCATTGAAATTTTTGGAAAAACGCGGTTGACAAGCGATGGAAGATTTTTTGTTATTAGAGGCGGCGAATTGCTAAACTGTTGAAAATCAACGACTTACGCGGGCGCGGGGCGTGAATTGCTAGCGCGTTGATTATCAACGACTTGTGACTCTGCATTTACGGGCGCAAAAAACCCACCCCGAAGGGTGGGTCAGCATAGTAGTTATTGGTAAAGTTTATGAATTGCTTCAGCAGCTTCTCTAGCTAAGTCTCTCTCTAGTTTTTGAATAAAGTTAATTCCAGCAGGGCCTTCAAGACTCTTGCTTCCTCCTAGATAGCAGAAAATTGCTTTGCCTGTTGCAATGCGATGGTTGCGTTCTTCAACGGCAGCATTCCACTGCTTTTCTGCAACGAAAGAGTCGACGCTCTCCCTACAGTCGTTCAAGTGAGCTTTTTTAATCAGGAATTGATAGGTAGTCATTTTGTTGTTGGTTGTGGGTAAAGAGACTGTCTCAGATCATCACAAAAGTTTCCCGAATCTTGCCGCACTTGAAAGTCAGCACATTTTCCTTGTGCGCAGAAACCCAACCATCGCGGTTGCGGTCCACAAAGCTAGTGTAACCACCTTCTTTCAAAGCGACGGTTGCGGGAGAGTCAACGCCCTTCACTAACCGATTATAACAGTTCTTGCCATTAATGGTGCGGGAGGTGCCGTCCTTTTTAGTAAAGGTGATGCTGAAGAATTTGCCTTTAGTGGAGGCGATGAGGTCGTCAAGTTGGTTTGTCATAGTTCACTATAGTACCATACTCTCAGCAGAGTGCAACATTTATTTTGACTTTAAAATGATTTTTTTTCTGAAAATTTGCCCTTGACAAGCTCTGAAGCATATAGTGTTAGAAGGAGAGGCGAATTGATAACTCGTTGATTTTTAACGACTTACGCGGGCGCGGGGCGTGAATTGCTAGCGCGTTGATTATCAACGACTTGCGACTCTGCTTTTACGGGCGCAAAAAACCCACCCCGAAGGGTGGGCTTTAAGTTAGGCTCTATTTTTGGTTAGTGATAGTAGAGTTAGGATGATGGCGAGCGCTAAAGTGGTAATCATGTTAGGCATTTACCAGTTTGGATTTAACAACAAATCCAGAAGAATCTTTTCTGGCGCGACCCTTGGCTTTCAGCCCAACGATAACGTTTTTACCGTCGAGAAAGCGAACGTCGGTGTCATCACCGTTAACAACAGTTTTGCCAAGGTAAGTGCTAGGAAGTTCATCGAACACGACGGCGATGTTGCCGCCCATGGAAGCGATCAACTCCACAGCAGTCTGGTTGTTTTCCTTGCGGCTGAAGGTGAGGTGATAATTGCTAGGGAGCTTGCCTTGGAGATACTGCACCATTCTGTTAGTGTTAGGGGTGTAGTCGTAAAACTGGATGTCGGGCCACTTGGAAAAGTCTAGTAATTTGTGCCATCCCACATCGGAAAGGACATTAAGGCGAATCGCGCACTTCATTCCTGCCCGCTTTGCGCTTTTCTGCGCAGCATTAATTTCTGATTCCAATTGAATCAAGAAAGTCTTTTGATGGTCAACAAATAGCATAGTGCGGTTCTTTCGCGCTGTCCTGACGTTTTCAAACACGCCGCGACCAGCGGTTTCCAAGCAACCAAAGATGCACCCCTCGCTAGCAAAGGGGCACAGATTGATCTTGCCATTCATTATGTTAGGGACGAAAGACAATCCCCATGTCATGATGCCCATTTTTTCGCCTTTGATAATCTTCGTGTTGTTTTTAGAGAGTAACTTCATGTCTGAACTATAGCACAGGAAAAAGAGATTGCAACGTTTTTTTGAATTTAAATTGATTTAAATTTTCTGAAATTATTTAAAATTCGCGGTTGACAAGGGCTGAAGCGATAGATGTTATAAGGGACTGGGAATTGATAACTCGTTGATTTTCAACGAGTTACGTGGGCGCGGGGCGCGAATTGCTAGTGCGTTGATTTTCAACGAGTTGCACATCCCCTGAAGCAGAGAAGCCCACCCCGAAGGGTGGGCTAAACTTGCTCGTATTAAATATCTCCTTTCAGAAAATCTGATCGAGTTGCCTCCAAATTATTTATGGCTACATCGAGAGCGTTAATGAGTTTATCGCGAGCATTAATGAGTTTTTGGACATCGAAACTAGGCTTTTTAATTTTGCCATTTTGATACCACCAGTCTTTTGAGCCATCAGGGCACTCAATGACAGGACCATCATAGCGACGGAGCTTTCCATTTTGATACCAACATTTTAAGCCACTAGCACACTCTACGGCAGGACCATCATCGCGATGGAGTATAGATTGGCCTGCATCGCAGTAATAATATTTACTGCCGCAAGGATGAATTACAATATATTGATTTTGATTCATGATTCTCTACTATAGACTAAAAGGGGAGTGGTGCAAGTCTTTTTTTGATTTAAAGTATTTTTTTTTCTGAAATTCGCTGTTGACAAGGGCTGAAGCGGTAGATGTTATAAGGGGCTGGGAATTGATAGCGCGTTGATTTTCAACGAGTTACGCGAATGCGGGGCGCGAATTGCTAGTGCGTTGAAAGTCAACGAGTTACGCAATCCCATTTGGGTGGACGCGAAAAACCCCGCAATCGGTTAGGATTGCGGGGCTTGCGCTAGCGGTTAGGCGACCAGCATTTCAGCATCGATTTCAATGATGCTGTCATGTTTCGCAACCCGATCAAACACGCTTTGCATCACCATGGTGCGCTGGGGCAACTTGGTCAAATCTCCGTTCTTGAGATTTTCAGTGACAGAGTTGTAAAGACTCCACAGGGAATTGCCAGTGAACTCAGGATGACGGGGAGCGCGAAACTCCAGAATCGCGTTGTAAATGTCGCGAGCGGGGAAGGCTTTGCTATCTACCAACTTCACTAGCAAGTCCGAAGCGGTGGCGTCACCGATCACGGTTTCTTGATAAGCTTTGATGCGCTTGCCCATGTCATTCCAGTGACTCACCACGCGGGACACTGCACTAGCGAGAACGCGAGGAATGTCATTCATGATGTTGGTAGTGTGGCGGCGAGCCAGCTTGATATCGCTTGCGAAGCACAAGTTATCACAAACGATCATGCGGTTGCCAACGCAAATGCTGGCGGCGAAAGTTTTATCGTGAGCGTTTCGGAGACCCAGCACGATGTTGCGATCAGCACTGTCAATGCCAGTTCCGCGCAAAGCGAAACCTCCAAAGTAGCGCAAGCCGCCGCGAGAGAGAGCGTGTTCTTCCTCGACGATTTCCAGGCCAGCATTGGAAATGGCAGTCCTGGTAGACTCTGCCAGCAAAGCATGAGGAATGGGTTGGAAACGATCCACAGCATCGGGAGTGGGAACGTTGGCGAGGGCAAGAGCGGAAACGACGTTTTTGGCAAGGAGGAGAGACATATGGTTATTAGCTAGTGGTTTGGTTTAAGAGTTGCAACGTGCAACTAAAAAGACTATAGACGAGATTCTGGAAGGCGCAACATTTATTTTGAGTTTCATGCAATTATTTTTTTCGAAATTCGCGGTTGACAAGGATGAAAGCAATAGATGTTATACGATGGTGCGAATTGATAACTCGTTGATTTTCAACGACTTACGCGGGCGCGGGGCGCGAATTGCTAGTGCGTTGAAAGTCAACGATTTAGCGATGAGCAGAAAAAAGCCCACTCCGAAGAGTGGGCTAGTAGAGTTAGCGTGTTAGAGGATGACTCATTCAGATTCAACCTTGTTGATCCACTCGTCCATAATTTTTAGGTCTTCCTTTTCTTTGTTGCAGTATTCCATTTCTGGCATGTATCCATGAGTCAAAATTGACTCATGCCACTGTTCATTTTCTTTCATAGCGTTTGCCACTAGGCTGCAAATGATTGCCATGACTTCGTTTGATGGTTTTTCCATTTTGTTATTTTAGTTGATTTTTATGAATCGGGAAGGAGAAACTCCGATCTTCAAACACTGTAGCTTGAAACTCTTTCCATGCAAATCATTTTTTCCATTTTTAATTGGCCAGCCGCCATGTTCGCGCCAGTCTAAAAAGTGTGCCATTTCATGCTTTAAAATGCTGAAAAATAGTTTGCCGCTTTTCAAAGAGGTGAGAGAAAAAATGATTTTGTTGTTTTCAACATCTGCCAAAGCTAAAGCCCACTTGAGCGAATCGTTCCACTCCAACTGGACATCATCTAGGTTCCATCGTTGCAGCAGAGAAGATGCTGCAAGTTGAGCTTCAGCTTTGGAAATCATGAGATTAGAAAAAGTACACCTGCTGGGGATCGAACCCATGAGCTACAGGTGTAAAGTGTTTATTCCAGCCGAAAAGCTTTTTTTCGCAAGCTCTCATCAACTTGCTTTTCCAGCCATGACTTTTGTTCAAAAACTTTTGAACCATAAACTGGATTGGACTGTGCGGCAGTGAACCACTGCTCCATTTGCTTGTCGCTTGGAAACAGAATTTGCTGAAGGAAGTAGAAGATTTTTTTCATAGTAGTATAGTGGAGATTTAAAATGACAGGTTTTGCGCGAGAGTCAAGAAATTATTCTTCATCGTAATTTTCTTCATTCTCTTCTTCATCCACTTCTGATTCGATGAGATCAATCAAGTCATCAAAAGTGGGACCGTTGCGAAATGCTGCTTCATATCCCTTGCCCATTCCGACAGAGGCAGACAGCGCTCCAAGGAACTCTGGACACAAGAATCGTCTCTGATCATCTGGGAATGATTGCAGCATGTGTTCGATGCTATTAACAATTTCGCCAATCTGATTAGCGCTGTCACTAATCTGCTCCAGCATTTCTTTTTTATTCATGATGTTAATGGGTTGGAATGTTGTTGAACCGTCCAGAATGATACCACAGGTTTGAAGGACTGCAACTTTTATTTTCAATTAAATTATTCGTTCAGCGCTGTGAAACAGCGGGATCCAATCAGGTCGTCAACATAATCTGGTTCCAGCAGAAATTCGTGCGCGAGAATGCGCTCTGGAGACTCACCATCCCACACGCGAGCGCGAGCCTCATTAACACATTGGCGAGCTTCATCAGGGAGAACTCCATCGCGGCGAATAATAATTTCTTCTATAATGTTCATGAGGCTATAGTAATGCGATGAAAGATCTTGTCAAGAGAGAGTTGCAAGCGAGTGAGTTGCAAATAGAGGAGTTGCAAATAGCGAAGTTGCAAATAGCGAAGTTGCAAATAGCGAAGTTGCAAATAGCAGTGTGTTAAATAGGAGTAGCAAAAAAATACAAAGCAATCTTGTAACTCGTTGATTTTCAACGTACTAGCAATTTGCGCCCCAAGATTGCGTAACTCATTGATTTTGAACGACTTACGCGAACGCGGGGCGCGAACTCGTAACTCGTTGATTTTCAACGACTTAGCAATTCCTATTCCTTGATAGAAAAAAACCCACCCTTTCGGGTGGGCCAAGTTTGATTGATTCAGATTTTTTCCCAGAGGTCGCCTAGCAATTCCATCGTTTTTTCAAAGTGCAGGTCTTCCCTTTCAATAGCAGAGGTCAGGTCGCCGTAAGCTTTAACCCGCTTAGAATAAGCTTCCTCCAATTCCGCGTCCAATTTGTCGAGTACGGAATTAATGGTAGTTTGATTGTGAGCCAATGCAGACGCACTCCTTGCAAGGAGTACTTGAGCGTAGCTGAGTCGCCATTGCGCGTAGAAAGAGCGCAGGGTGAGGGACTTGAGACTAGAGATGAGATCGAATGAATTCATGATTCTCTACTATAAACTAGAAAGGGAGTGGCGCAAGATCTTTTTTTGAATTTAAAGTATTTTTTTTCTGAAATTCGCTGTTGACAAGGGCGGAGGCGTGAGATGGTAGATGAGAGAGCGAATTGATAACCTGTTGATTTTCAACGACTTACGCGGGCGCGGGGCGCGAATTGCTAGTGCGTTGATTTTCAACGACTTACAGCGATGCATTCTCTAGCAACAAAAAAACCCACCCTTTCGGGTGGGTCGAGTTTGCTAGTGCTAGTGATTAACTATCATGTTCAATTTCCCACAGATGAACCGAATATTTTTTGCTTTTTTAAGCTGTACCCAAGATTCACGATTCCTATCAATAAACCATGAGAACTTGCTTTTTTGTGAGAGAAGGGAGCGGTAAAAGTTTTTGCCATTGATAACTTTCTTTTCACCGTTTGGCAGAGTGAAGCTGATGCTAAAGAACTTTCCCTTACTGGCTTGAACTAGCGCTTCCAAGTGCGCGAACATTTTTTTCTGCTTTGCCATGCGGCAGAAGTGAGAGTTCAGCAGCATGAATGCTAGGGCTGCGCCCGTCACGATCCAAAGGACGAGGAAAAAGTAAAAGATGTTATGGCGCGAGATGTGAACGCCAAGGGCATTCATTTCGAGAGAGACAGCAATAAGTGAGGTGGTGGGCAAGAAGAATTTCATGATTCCCTACTATACATGAGAGAGAGTAACGCGCAAGTCTTTTTTTTTGAATTTAAAGTATTTTTTTTCTGAAATTCGCTGTTGACAAGGGCGGAGGCGTGAGATGTTAGATGAGAGAGCGAATTGATAACTCGTTGATTTTCAACGACTTACGCGGGCGCGGGGCGCAAATTGCTAGTGCGTTGATTTTCAACGACTTACAACAGCGCATTTTCTAGCAACAAAAAAACCCACCCTTTCGGGTGGGTCGAGTTTGCCAGCACTAGTGATTAACCATCATGTTCAATTTTCCACAGATGAACCGACGTCAGTCGGGAAGATTGTGCCAACCAAAGTACTCATCTTCCTGACCATGTAGCCTATCCTTTTCGCGCTGAGATTGAATAGTGCGATTGCTCTTACAGTATTCGCAGCTGCCATGGTTGCGGCAAGTGCGGTCAAAGGCTAAACTGCGGCGATACTGAACGCGCTTTTCTTTACCGTATTTGATTGCTTTTTCTAGGCTCATATTTTGATTCCCTACTATACATGAGAGAGAGCAACGCGCAAGATCTTTTTATATGATTTATTATTTTTTTTTCTTGAATTTCGCGGTTGACAAGGGCGGAGGCGTGAGATGTTAGATGAGAGAGCGAATTGATAACTCGTTGATTTTCAACGACTTACGCGAACGCGGGGCGCGAATTGCTAGCGCGTTGAAAGTCAACGAGTTACAGCGCTGCATTCGCGAGCAGCAAAAAAACCCACCCTTTCGGGTGGGTCGAGTTTGCTAGTATTAGTCTTCGACTGGATCTTCCACTTGAGCGTAGAACTCATCTAGGAAAGCGTCGTATTCCGCCACCTCACCCGCATCAGCGGGCCAATGTGGGGAAATGTTATCGAATAGGTTGTGGAAGGTAGTGGTATCGTTCATGATCCCCTAGTATACCAGACTGCGGGAAAGGCGCAAGACATTTTATTCATTTAAAAGATTTTCTTTTCTTGAATTTCGCCCTTGACAATGGCGCGGGGCGTATTTGTTATACGGAGGGGCGAATTGATAACTCGTTGATTTTCAAGGGGTTACGCGAACGGGGGGCGCGAATTGCTAGCGCGTTGATTTTCAACGAGTTACAACGACGTATTTTGCTAGTGCTAGTATAACAGAAGCCCACCCTTTCGGGTGGGCCGACTTGCTAGCGTTAGGAGTGCCCACCCTTTCGGGTGGGCTAGTTTACTAATGTCAGACATCGCATCCTTGACTCTGAAGGGACTTTTTAATTTCCTCCCATCGGCAAGCAGCTTGTTCAGCAAGCAGAGATGCTTCAACGTAAGCGTTAAGCGCTTCGCTCAATCTCTTTTCAAGACTGAGGATGATGATTTCATCGGTGAGGTGGAGGGATTCGGTTGCAGTGGTTTTTTCCATGTTTTTACTATACGCGATGGATGCGGGAACGCAAGTTTTATTTTTTCTTTTCAGAACTTTTTTCAAGGCACGAAAAAGCCCACTCTTTCGAGTGGGTTAAAGTTGATAGCGCTAGAGGCTTGTGATCCAATAGACTTTCGCGTTGTCAATGGCGTACATAGTTGCGCGATACAAGCGGCACTGCACTGATCGACCGCCATGCTGTTTCCAAAGCGCAATCGTTTCCGCGTGGAAAGCATCTGTCCAGCCATTGCTGTAACCTAAGTTTTTGTAACCTGCTTCAATCATTTCTTGCTCATTCATAGTCCCCTACTATAGGCGAGGGATGGCAGAACGCAAGTTTTATTTTGAACTTTTAGACGTTTTTTTCACGGCGGAAAAAGTTCCCAACGGAAGAAAAAAAGCTTGCGTTTCTTTCTCCATGGGGTAAAGTGAAGGCATGAACGAAATCACTAAAGCACAGAAATTGGCCATAGCTAAAATCACCGCATGGGAAAAAAAGATGTCAGAACTTGACACCTACGATGAAATTGCCGATGCGTTAGAGCATGAACGGGATGCGCTAGAGTTCGGACGGGACAGCGCAAAGTATAACGGCGCACACTAACCAAACAGCCCGCCCGAAAGGGCGGGCATCTAAACCTTAACACAAAATCAAAATGACAAATCCGAATCCTAACTCTAACTCAATTTACAACATCCAAGAACTGGCGGATGTGTTATTCAACACTAAAAATTTTAGCGGCAGTCAGATGAGAGCCATTAAAGAATGGGAGGATGAAAACGGCATCCTAACGCTGGACGAAAAGGTTGCCGCAATTCAGTTAGCGAATAAGATGTGGGACAACGCCTAACGCTAGCAAGTCGGCCCACCCTTCGGGGTGGGCTTTTTTGTTAGACTAGCGCTAGCAAGTACCCCCCCCATTTCTCAAAAAGATGTTAGAGCTATCCTAACAGAAGCGGCGGGGGGGACATTCTCCTCAATCTACGACTAGTCTCCAAACCAAAAGAACCAAACAGCGCTCTCCAGACCACCCCCCCCAATTAAAAAAAACCAAACCTAAAAAACACTAAAATCCCCGAACAAAAACAGAAAAAAAACCAAACGCCCAAAACTAGAAATCAAAAAAAACAGAAAAAAGTGTAAAAAAAAAAGTGAGCACTCTTTACAGCAATCTTCCCTCTAGCATCATCTTTTCTGGAATTGAAACAAATTTCGCATCGCTCTCTTCTAGCATCAGTTTCTCCTCTAAACTAGAAGAGAATAAGAATCTCTCTCTTGCCCCGAATCAAAATTTTAAAATTGGCGGCAGTTTAGAGTCTAAAATTAGTCTCAACTTTTTTGCCGCGCAAAACTCAAATTTCTCAGGAGCATCACTAGTTTTGTCCTCACTCACTGGAGATGTTTTTAGCAGCATCAAAATTGGAAGTGTAGTTTTTAGTGGTTGCTACTTGGAAAACTTGTCTGTTGAAATTGTTCCCTTCTCGCCAGTCATCATGACCGCAGATTTTATTTGTTTAAAAACTATAGATAGTAATGGATTATCCCCGTCCACTGCACTAGCTTCCTCTCCAGAGAGTGGCAGTGGAATTTGCTATGGTCATAACATCACATCTTTTAATGACACTCTTTTAACAAACACAAAAGAGAGTTTATCGTACAAAGTTTCCTGCAATCGCACTCCAGTATACACTCTTGGAAATGTTGATGCCACATCTTGCTTCTTAGACTCTGTAGTGAAAGAAATATCCATCAAGTCAGACAACATTAAACAATTCATAAACTATCAGAGCTACGGCGATATTTTATCAGTAAATTTAAACACTGAACTGCCCCAAACTTTAGGCACCATTTCTTTTTCTAGCGCATCAAAAATAGTTTCACAAAATCTCTCAATAAGTTCCGAAGATGTGCTCGCTGGCCAAGTTACTTTGCGCGAAATAGTTTTGTAAGTGTAATTTATTTTAGATGTCCAAGAAAAAAATTGAAAAACCAGTCGCTCAATTACAAATTCATTCTCAAATTGAGCATTCCATAAAATTAAAACAAAGAAAATTTAAATTCACAGACAAACAAAGAAAATTCTTAGAAATTGCTCTTGAACCTCAAAACTCTATCATTTTTGTAGCTGGACCAGCAGGTTCTGCAAAAAGCTATTCTAGCATTTATGTTGCTTTGCAGCTTTTAATGTCGGATCGAGACAAGCAATTGCTCTACGTTCGCAGCATCATCGAGAGTGCTGACAAAGGACTAGGAAGTTTGCCAGGAGACATGGCTGAAAAATTTGATCCATTTCTCATGCCGCTATACGATAAACTAGATGAGATGGTGGAAACTCCAGACATAGTTTGGTTAAAAACGCAAGAAAAAATTGCAGCTATTCCAGTAAACTTTTTGAGAGGAGCAAATTGGAGCAACAAAGTCATTGTTGTGGATGAAGCTCAAAACTTCACTTTCAAAGAACTAACAACAGTGATTACTCGCATTGCCGAAGGCTCTAAACTCATGATTTGCGGCGACTACATGCAAAGTGACATTGGCTCACGCTCTGGTTTTCGTGAAATGTTTGAACTGTTCAATGATGAAGCTAGCCGCGAGCGAGGAGTGCAGTGTTTTGGCTTCGATAATTCCGACATTGTGAGAAGTGAAATTCTCAAGTTTTTAGTTTCTAAGTTAGAAACTCGATCAGCAAAAGTGTAAAAGGAATTGGGGCCGCTGCAACACTTAGCCGTGTAGGCTACTAGTATTCGAAAATGCAGCGAGTCCCCATTTAAAATAATAGAATTATAATTTTATACACTTATAATAAGTGTATATGAATAATATTTTTTGTTTTGAGTGCGGAAATAAACACTCTTACACTTACTCGAAACCAAAGTTTTGCTCAAATTGTGGGTCAGGGTTCAGCCTAGTTAAAACTGCTCTTAAAACAGCGTTAGCTCATGCTATTCAAGAAGATGAAGAAGATGAAGAAGATCTTGATTCTTCTGATTTTTCAGATGCTGTGCGCGTTCCCAAGCTTCGCAGCCTAGCAGTAGATGTAGAGTCAGACTACGAGGGTACTTCCAGTTTTAAACTAGGATCTTTATTTGGATCTAATTCTGACGACTCTCCTAGACGCAAAAAATCAACCCAAAATTTTGAAGATTTTATTGAAAAAAAGCGTGTCCAATAAAACCTCATACACTGAACACTATGCAACAATTGATGCTGTAGTTCAAAAGTTTCAAAAAAAATGGCAACTCAAAGCTATTGCTTGGTTTGATTTTGAAGATGTATCTCAAATGGTCAAGCTGCACATTTATAAAAAGTGGCACATGTGGGACGAGTCGAAACCTCTTGAACCATGGATTGCTCGAATTACTAGCAATCAAATCAAAAACATTATTCGAAACAACTACACAAACTATGTGCGTCCATGCATGAATTGCGAGTTTAACATGGGCGGCACACTATGTGCTAAAAATTCATCTGGAAATCAAGAAGAATCTTGCAGCGACTATGCTAAATGGTCAAAATTAAAAAAAATTGGCTACGGAATAAAAATGCCTCTATCCATTGAGAATCATACTGTAGAAGTTGATCAAAAACAAGACTCTTACATTCATTTTGATTCATCACTAGAAGAGTTGAACAAAATGATGAAAAACTCTTTATCGGCAGAGTATTACACAGTTTATGTTATGCTTTTTTTAGACAAAAAATCAGAAGAAGATGTTGCAGAGTTTATGGGTTATAAAACAAATGAGAAAAACCGCAAAGCTGGCTATAAGCAAATCAAAAATTTAAAGAATATGCTGAAAAATAAAGCTAAAGAAATCATTTATCAAAACGATATCATCAAATGACTCTACTCCCAGAACAAGAAGCTGCTATTCAAGAGATTGTTAAATCAACAACTGATTTAAATGAAATTGTACGCCTTGTGTTTAACAACTCTAGCCTCGACGGCAGAAGCAGAGAGGGCCGATTAGTTAGATCTTATCTTATTAGCAGCAAAGTTAAATTCAAAACAACAAAAAGAGAGAAAGTAGATCCTTTAGACTTTTCTCCAGAGCAAAGAAAATTCATCATTGCAAATGCTAATGCTGGACTATCATCTTTAGCCATTGCTCGCTTGATATTTCCACTACAAGATGTGGGAGCGCTCTCAATTGAGCAGAGATCAGTCTTAGATGTGATTAGAGAAGAGAATCCAGACTTTACCCCAAGCTCTGATGTGGACACTCCCTTGGGCAATTATATTGCGCCAAAATCACCAGGAAGAATTGTAAAAAAAATCAATGATGCAACTGGCAGTTCATTAGAAGATGAAAAACTCAATCGACAGCATAAAATCTGCATAGATCGTTTGGGAATTAATTTAAATAATTCTCGCTTTTTAACAATTGTTAATAATTACACTTCAAAAGAAGATAGAGTCTTATTTGAAGAAGAATTTGTTCGTTTAACATGGGACAAGCCAGATTTAACATCTGATGAGTTGAACTTGTACATGAATGTGTGCAAAGAAATTATTAGTTTAGAAATTGTTAGCAAACATTTAAACAAACTAAACGATGCTTTTGATGTTGCTAGCGATAATGATGAAATGACGGTTCGATTAGCAGAAATCATCAAAGCAAAAAGCTCAGAATATCATCAGTGTGAGAGTCGCATTGAAAACTTAACAAAAAAACTACAAGGAGATCGATCTGAGCGAATGAAGAGCCGCCATAAAGAGAATTCTTCTATATTATCACTAGTTCAATTTTTTCAAGATGAGGAAGAGAGAGTCAACATGGTTCGCATTGCGGAAATGCAGCGGCAACTAGTAAAAGATGAGGCTGAAAAGATTGAAGGAATGGCTGACTGGAAAGCTAGAGTTTTAGGAATTTCAATTGAAGATGTGCTTTAAATGCCAAGAATGCAATTCAGAGTTTGATGCTTTAAAAAGCTTGCACGCTCACGTTAAAAAGCACAACATGCTTTTGGGAGATTATTACGTCAAGCACTATAGGCGCAGAAACAAATTAACTGACGAACTTATTCCTTTTAAAAATTATAGTGAATATTTTGAAAAAGATTTTTCTAATTACGAGCAATTATTAAAGTGGTGTGAAATTTCTCCCGAAAAAGAAGTGTCCGATTATATATTGCTTCTTTTAAAAAATAGAATAGATAAAAAACAATTAAAATATGGACCCAGTACTATTGAATTGTATTCTGCCAATCTCCCACCTATTAGTTTATACAAAAAACATTTCGGAAGCTATTCTGCTGCATGTGAAAAATGCGGCGTTAAACCTATGTTCGCGAGTTCAATTGCACGTAGTTTTCATAATGATTTCTCAAGCGTCAAAATTTTTATAGACACTAGAGAACAGAAACCACTAGAGTTTAAAAATTCTGAAAAGTTAAAATTAGACGCTGGAGACTATGCTGTTTCTGGAAGCGACTATAAATATTGCTATGTTGACCGAAAATCTATTGAAGACTTGGCTGGAACCTTATCTTCTGGAAATGCTCGCTTTAGAAAAGAACTTGAGCGTTGCAGAAGTGCGGGATGCTTTTTATTTATTGTAATTGAAGAAGATTTATATAAATTAGAGAGCTTAACCATCTTTAAACGCAGGCAAATAAATTTACAATTTATTTTACACGCTCTTAGAGATGTTCAGCAAGAGTATGGCGACTGCTGTCAGTTCATTTTTAGTGGCAGCAGAAAACGCAGTGAATTTTTAATTCCTAAACTGTTAGTTTTAGGGGATGTTATGAAAAATGTTGATGTGCAATATTATTTGAACATTGGACTATTAGATTATTAAAATATTATGAGTTGGGAAGCTGGACATCAAAAACTACACAATAAATTCAGAGGTATTAATGAAGAAATTCTCAATACCAAAGGATTTATTGATGAGAGAAAATCTAAAATTTTATTATATAAATTTTTAAAAGAAAATCCCTCGTTCACTTCTGAATTCATGACAGGAGTCTCTTTGTTTCCTTTTCAACACATGGCTATTAAAGCGATGATGGACTCTGATTACTTTTTGGGAATATGGTGTTTAGATGAAAATGAATACGTTTTAACAGAAAGTGGTTTCAAGAAAATTAAAGATGTGAGTGTTGGAGAACGAGTAAGATCTAGAAATAAATTAAATCTAGTTACTGATAAAAAATTCAACTCTCCCAATGAAAAAGGATTATATATCAAAACATTTTCAGGAGATTCTTTCAAGGCAAAACTTGGCCATAAAACTTTAATTTACAATAGCTCAACTTTAGATTTAGAATTTAAAGAGATTGAAACTTTAACAACTGAAGATTTCTTGCCAATTAAACTTGGCATGAACTGTTGGGGAGATGTTCAATTGGTAGAGAACTCTCCAAAGATGAACATCGAAGATTGTGATTATTGGTATTTTTTATTAGGATACATGATTGGAGATGGATATTTTGACGACTACACTATGCACTGGTGTTCTGAAGATTCCAAGGTTATTGATATGACAATGGCTAAAGCTAAAGAGTATTTTCCTAAAAATAAAATTATTTGCCGCTCAAGAGCTAATAATGGATTTTTAGAAATGGGAATTTCTAGCAAAGATTTAATTGACTGGTTAAAATCTATTGGATTTGATAGATCTTTAAAAGCAAAAAATAAAATCATACCAGACTCTATCCTCCAAATTAATGAGCAAAAAATGGCAGCTTTAATTAGCGGAATTTTTAGTGCAGATGGATATTGCAGCGTTCTAAAAGATAAAAGACACTCTAATTCAAAAACAGTTAAATTAGGATTAAAGAATACATCTATTGAATTGCTGAGACAGGTGAAAATGCTGCTTAATAATTTTGGAGTAGAATCTTCTATTAGATATAGTGGATCTCATAAAGATGTTCCATACTATGATTTAAAAATACTTAAAAGTGGACATCAAAAATTTAGCGATAGAATTGGATTCGTTTCAGATCATAAACAAAATAATTTATTAGAGGTTTTAAATCTTCCAAGTAGAAAATATCAAATAAATTTAGTGCCAAATTTAGGAACTTATCTAAAGAAAAAATATAAAACGTGGCAAAAGTTATTTGGAGTAGCGGGAAACTTTGGTAAAGACATGCGTTTGGATTCTGCCTTATCAGCAAAGTTTTTAGATGAAAAAGATAAGGAGAGTCTTTTGCTTTTACAAAATGAAAATGTTTATTTTTCAAAAATTGAAACTATAACCTCCATCGAAACTTCCACAGTAGACATTACAGTTGATTCTGAAGAGAATTACGTGGGTAATGGTATTGTGCATCATAATTCCCGTGGGATGTCCAAGTGCAGTCATTACGATTCATTAGTGTGGACAGATAGAGGACTTATTAAAATTGGAGATATTAAAATTGGAGATAAAGTTCAAAGCCTTATAGGATTCAATGAAGTTGAAAATAAAGTTATAAATAATAAGCAGCAATCTTATAAGATTACTACTCAATCAGGATTAGTTTCTAATGGTTTGGATTATCATAAATTATTAGTCTTTAATAAAGATTTAGAATTCGAATGGAAATTTTCTAAAGATATCATTATTGATGATATTTTGGTTATTAAAAAATTCAAAACTCTAGAACTTTTGCAAAAAGATATTTTTGCAGATTTTAAATTTGAAAATAACGTAGTTAATTTTAATAAACCAAAAGTTGTTAAATTTGATAATGCACCTTTAAAGGATTGGTACTATTTCTTTGGTTTGCTTATTGGAGATGGGTGTATTTTAAATAGGGGAATATCTATCACTTCTGAAGATTTTGAAATTAAAGATTTTTTAGAAGCTTTTTCTTTAAAACTGGGCCTTAATTTAACCGTTGTAAATAAACCAGGAAAAACCAAAGATTTTAGAATTTATTCAAAGGAATTAATTTCATTTTTATATCATTTAGGATTTGATCAAAAAAAAGCTTGCGAAAAAAATATCCCAAGTATTTTAACACAAGCTTCATCAGAAAATATTCAATTTTTAATGAGAGGATTATTTGATACAGATGGATATTGCGCCACTCAAAGAAAAGAAAAAAAAGGAACTCGTGTAAGGGTCGGATTTACTTCAACTAGCGAAGTACTAATCCATCAAATACTTAATCTATGTTTACAAGAAGGTTTTCTTTTTAAGAAAAAATTAACATTTAAAGGTGGTGCATCTAATTTTCCTAATGGAAAAATTTACAACTGCAATAAAGCTTGGAGTTTAATTTTAAGCGATGGCAAATCTGTAAAAGAATTTGGTGAAAAAATTGGTTTTAATATCAAAAGAAAACAATCTAAAATTCTTGATTTACAAGAACAAACTTCACAAGATGGTAGTTTTTGTGAATTCATACCATATGTCGGAGATTTTTTAAAGAAAAAACTCAATAAGAAATCTATTTGTTTCATTAAAGACGAAAAAAAAATAAAATTAAATTTTAGAGAAAAAACTAGCAGAGTTCTTTTGAATAAAATTTTAAATTTTGAAAACTTACCAGATGATATTCGGGAAAAACTTAATTTTTTAAATAAAAATGATGTATATTTTGAAAAAGTTAAATCAGTAGAAATGGACGAATGCGTCACTGTTGATATTCAGGTTGCTAATGAACATTGTTATATAGCAGATGGGATAGTTAATCACAACTCCTTTTCTACAGCAGTGTTTGCCATCTTAGATGCGACGTTAAATCAAGGAGTTCACATTGGAATTATTAGTAAATCATTTCGTCAGTCAAAAATGATTTTTAGAAAAATTGAAGAAATTTCTAGAAGTCCAAAAGCTGGATTTTTAGCTCAGTGCATCACTAGAATTTCCAAAACAAATGATGAGTGGATCATTGAAATTGGTAGAAGTCGAATCACTGCTCTTCCATTAGGAGATGGTGAAAAATTAAGAGGTTTTCGCTTTCAAAGAATGATTATTGACGAACTTCTTTTGATGCCAGAAAAGATTTTAAATGAAGTTATTCTTCCATTCTTATCTGTGGTGGAAAATCCTACAGAAAGACAGCAGCTTCACGATTTAGAGAGTAAATTAATAGCCAAGGGAGAAATGATAGAAGAGGATCGCTATCGCTGGCCA